CAGTCAAAACAAAGTGTTGATAAGTATCAAAATCTAAAGTAACACTTCCTGTTTGTGATCCAGCAGTTTGTGTGCTACCTCTTTGACCAGCAGTAAAAGTATTTGCTACATCTTTAAAAACTGTATCAGCATTATAAATTTGAACATCACTGCCAATTGCAAGACCAAGAGCAGTTCTAGCTGCTGATGCTGTAGTTGAACCAGTACCACCTTTTGCTACAGTTACTGTTGGTAAACTATCTGTGCCTATTGCACCACCTAAACTATCTAGTGATACTTCTACAATATTAGTTCCGTCTGCGTATGCAAAATATATTTTTTGTTGATCTGGAGAAAAACCAGATCCACTTGCAGTTTTTATAGTTAAGTTTGTTGGGTTAGTTACACCTGTAACATCGAATATATACATTTTTTCAATACTGTCAGGTACAGTTAAAACAGTGGCTCCTGATAAGGTAACAGTAGCCACTTTAACAACCATATTTCTTGCGTTTGATATAGTACCATCGGTCATTGCAAGTGCTACTGTTGCTCCACTACCAACAGTTACTTGTTCAAAACCACCTATTGCTTGTTGTACTAAATTTAAATTTGTGTTTGTTTTTGTTCCCCATGTACCAGCGTTTTCACCAGTAGCCATAAGTTCCAGTTTTAAATCTGATGAGTATGTTGAAGCCATATTTTATCCTTTTATGCTGCTGTTGTTATCTTTGTCCAAGTTACAGGCGTACCTGTATCTATTCTATTCCATGCTATTATTATTACACTTCCGACTGAACTCGTCAATACTACTCCAGTGACATTGTCTACTGTTCCTGTGCCCGTAACTTCTGTTGGACTTCCCACTGCTGATGTCATAGCTACACCTGTAACATCGTATCCTGAGACAGGAACTATAGAACCTACAGATGATGTTGATGAAACTCCTGTAACATTTACTGTTCCAGTCATTTCTAAAACAACAGTGCCAACTGCACTTGTAAGAGCAACTCCTGTTACATCTACTAATGTGATAGGTGCAACAATTGCTGTACCAAGTGCTGATGTCATAGCTACACCTGCTACTCCTACTGCTGCATCTCCATCAAAGGTAACTGTACCAAGTGAACCTGTCAAAGATAAACCAGTTGGAGTTATTTCAACTCCTTGTGTGGTAGTTACACTACCTATTGCAGAAGTTGTAGCTACACCTGTAACAGCAACAGTAACTGAAGTAGTTCCTACAGCGGTTCCTATTGCAGAGGTTGCACTTACACCTGTTGGTATAACAGAATATACACCATCCCAAACTCTATTACCCCAAGTTCCTCGACCCCAACCTTCTCCTATTTCTGCATCAATAGTTACAGAACCTATGGCAGTTGTTGAAGCCACACCCGTTACAGCTAAACCTATATTATTTTGTGATCCCCAACTACCTTCATCCCAAGATAATAAACCCCAAGTATTTGCAGCTTCGGTATTAAGTTGACCACCCATACCAGAGTGATATTGACAATAATAATATAAAGTTGGCGCAGAAGAAGCCACTTGTATGGTAGTTAAATAATTACCATCATCTTTTGTAACACCAGTAGTGTATTCTGTACCTCCACCACTATGTGTGCCATCAGAAGTTGTTGAAAATCTTAAAGGATGACTTGTAGCAGCAGACCAATTAAATACATAAGTGCCACCTTCAGCTAAAGTAAGTGTGTCTTGTTGAACACCATCAAGAAAATACTTATTTGCTCCACCAACACTTTGAACTGTGACAGTAATTGTTCTAGTAGTCACGGGTGCAAACTCCTATTTTTATGCTATTCTTATAATCGCATTTGACGCATCAGCAGTTGGAAACTGTATTGTAAATGTTCCTGAAGTAGCTGTTTTATCTCCACCAAAATCTAACACTGCAACTGCTGGATCACCAGAAGCTGTATCGTTATAAATTAAGGCACCTCTTGCTGTAAGTGATACACCTACAAAAGATAAATCTGCAAAATCTACAACAGCTGTATCTGTACTTAAAGCTGGTGTTACTTGCACCAAAACACTACCACCACTTGAATAGCCAGATGGTGAAGTTACTTGATTATCTGAAGTAAAAGATGTAGTTGATTTACCTAAAGTTGCACTTGAAGTATACATACTTAATTTAAAACTGTTTCCAGTTGGAGCAGCTGTAAAATTATGAACACCTTTTAAAACATCTGTTTTAAAAACATTACATACTGCACTTGTTGTTATCGCCATTTTTTTTCTCCTATTTATTATGGGGAAGGTGAAGGAACTTTTACTCTTGGTACGCCACTATCGTATTCGCCTCTTCTTCTTCTACCCATTTGTTGTAAAGCAAAATCTTGTACACTTATATTATACTTGTCTTGATACAGTTTGTACATATCCATAGGTCCTTTTAAATATGCAAAACATTCAACTAGTACACCATATAATAATAATTCTTCTTGGTGTTGTGATAAAAAAGTATTATTTGTAGAAGTAAAATGATCAGGATCTTTAATATAATTCATTTGTATTTCATAGGCTTGATCTGGTACAGGTGCAAACACGATATTTTTATCGTCCCAGTTTGCATAATATTTTGGTTGTCCTGTAGCATCTGTAGGATTATATTCTGCGATAAAAGAAGTATCTCTTTTTTCTAAAAAATCTCTTGTACTACTGCTAATTATTTGAACAGAACGTATTACCAAACAATCGTCTGGTACATTTAAATAACGAAGTGTTCCTGTAACAGCAGTTACATATTCTCTCATGTCATCGTAATCTACTTTGTTTGCTATTTCTATTTCAGCATTTCTAATAAATTGATCTAATAAAGTGTCCGATAACACATTAGAATCTACTTCTGTGTAGTTTCTTATTTGAGTTAAAAAAGCTGAATGTGTTATACTCATGATATCACCACCGTAAAACCAGTGCCAACAGATACTGTTACTTCAACAGTTGTAAGTTTAGTGCCTAAAATGTTATCACTACTAGCAGGAGTCATACTTGCTCCACCTGTTATACCAGTATCTTTTGTTTCCGAAAAAAACCCGTTGCTTATGTATAGCACAAATTGTTTTTGTGTATCAGGGTGCATAGGTCTGACATTTGCTAATGCAATAGCATCTGCTCTTGTATGTCTTTTTTTAATTTGTGGGTGTTTAGGTTCAAACTCAGATTTATGTACAAAAGATCCATTCCATTCTTTTACCATTTCTTGATAAGGAAACTCCATACCTGATCTGTCCGATATTGCTTTTGCATATTTACCTCTTGCGTATGGCATTATGCACCTTGTGGGTAATAAGTTTGTGGAGTGATGTATACAGAAGTTCTTTGACCATCTTCTGTTAATGCTCTTTGTAATTCATCTTCGTATACTAACTTGGTGGTTTGTACTAATTGTGGGTTTTTTTTCATGGACAAATAATATGCCAGACCTGCAACCATACAGGGTATAAATCGAAATACCACGTCTGCTTGATTAGTATATGCACCTGCATCTTCTATCCTTTTTAAATAATAATATTTTAAATATGTGTATGTACTTGCATCTGGTGTTTGATACAAAGTTATTGTAGGTGTTGTTTGCCTATCAACATAATACTGACTAGGTTGACCTTGTGCGCCTTTGTTTGGTAAAGCAGCATATTCACTTCTACTTATTTTAGTTAAAGACACTTCATTAGTAGAGGTAGTCAAACTTGTTGTTGTACTTATGTAAGCTTCTAATATGTCATTTGCATTACTTGGTGCAGTATACGTTCTAGTGCCAGCAGTTAATAATTGTTCTTTTAATTCTACTTTCCATAAATGAACACCTCTATTACCCCACTCAGAAAACAATATATTTAAACTTCTTCTCGCTGATTTTAAATCATACCCACTAGAAGTACGAACACCACAACGCTCATACGCTTCTTCAATGATGTCGTCTATGCTTAAATCAAATGTTGTTGTTCCTGAAGTTGCCATAATACCCTTATGTTATTTTAACCTTATTAGGCATTTTAAAACCACCTTTTGCCATACCACCAAATCTTCTTTTTGTGATACCACCTGTTTTTAAACCTGGTAAACCTTTTGCTTTGTTCTCAGCTTCTAAAGATTTGTTTTCTGCTAATTGTTTAACTTTTGTAACATTTTCCCTTCTTAA